CCACAGAAAGAGTCACTGTGGTAGTTTCATCACTAATTTGACTTGGTGTTTCCTCTTCATAGAATTCAACATCATCATCACCGTCAATAACTTCCAGCCTTACAGTCAAACCATCAGTTTCAACCCCTGTACTTTCCTTCAGCCCTATTTCTACATCAGTGTCATAGGTGTGAGATGCTTCTTCATCAGTAAAAGCATCTTCAAGGTTGTCACTTTCTATGGTCACATTTGGGCTGGTAGGTCTTTCATCATCAGCAGCTGCCCTGTGCCTTCTATCAGCATCACTCAAGCCAGCAACTTCATCAAATACATCCTCCAAATCTTTGGCAATATCATCTAGCAATTCTTGCAATTTTGGTGTCCTGCTACCACCTTCACCATGACCAATATTCTTTGGTGTTTTAGCCATTTCACCTTACCTCCTTTTTAACATATGGTTGTTTTGTACCTCCTGACCTCAAATGAAACTTCAAATGATGCCCAAAATATTCTCTTGGTGTCACCCCTCCTGTAAGCTGGGTTGTATTGTCCTGGGAGAATATTGTGGCACTTTCCTTTGATGCTGTTGTCCTTATTACTTCTGGTAATATGGTCATATAGCTCTGCCTGCTTTTCTTCAGCCTTTTCCTTCCCCTCTTCCACACCTCCAGAGTGTTTCACCATAGCTACAAAGCCATAGTTGAAGCCATGTTCCTCAGAATTAGCACCAATCAGGTTTGGAACATGAGGCATAGGGAAGTACCAATACAGAGGCAGGTCAAGGTTTTTGGATTCAGTTAGTTCACCATACAAAACTGGCAAATCCAACTTCTCCATTTCAGCCCTTATGGTATCCTTCAAATCCTTCCTGATAACATTCATCTTTTCCTTCAGTATCATTCCTCAAACACCTGCCCTATATTGTAGTCAATAAATTCATCCAGCCTTCCCATGGTCTGCTCTATGGATTCATCAATATATCCACTTCCTTCATACCCTGGATGCTCCACACTTTTGAAAAACACTACTGGGAAGGTATCAGGGAACATCTGCTGAACTGAACCAGGAGCATCAGGCCACTTGAAAGCTAATGCTTTAGCCTTATCTGGATAGATGGTGAATGGTGCCCAGCCTTCTGAAACCACTTCTGCATATTCTGCCCCTGACCATAATATCCACCTAAATGTGCCTATTTGAGACCTGAACCATGATGACTGTAGCTTACCCTTATCAACATTGGCTTTCCTGCTTAAATTGCCTTCTAAGTCAGCAGAAGCCATCTTTGACACACCAGCAATAGCCTTCATAATGTCAGCAGCCAAATTTTTGATAGCTTCATCATCATATTCTGTGGCCATTTTTATTCCTTCTTCCCTGTCCAGGTCACCCTGATTTTTCTTTCATGGAAGTTCATAAGCTCTTCATTCAAATCCCTGATAGCATCTGTGGTGTTTATAATGTGTGTGGAGAGCTCATCAATATTGACTATATCACCAGTCTGTAGCTGTTGAATAACAGAGAACATATCCAAAACCTTCCTCTCAGATATATCACAGACAGCCTTGTACCTCTTGTCTTCCTCATCTATTTCTCCCTGTGCCAACCTTGAATCAATATGAGATTTCAACTTTTCCAGAATGTCCTCTACCAAATCATCATATTGGTCTTCATCTTCCAGCCCCAAATCCTCATAATCCTTCTGAGCCATCCTTTTCACCTTATCCACAGAACCATAGTAATCAGGCATTTTCATCACCTTCATCTGCTTCTTCCACTTCTTCTACTTCACCTTTCAACTTCTCCATTTCTTCCTTTTCAGCTTTGCTAATTTTAGCTATCAGTTCAGCCTTCTTGGTTGTGCTCTTAAAGTCCAACCCCTTATCTGAAGCCACCTTTCTCAGCTCATACATGGGCAATTCTCCCAAATTCTCAGTGTCATAAAGCTCTTCAATTTTCAAATTCTTCACAGCACTTATTCTTAGCCTTTGCCTCTCAGAAAGCCCAATTGGCCCAACCTTTTCCCCTGGCAGGAAAGTGTAACCAGCTCTTTGATATGATTTTTCACCCTTATTTTCAACTGAATATTTTTTCATAAAACATCACCACCTTCCTTAAAGGGTGAGCAGTAAGGGTGCCAGCAAGCCCTTACCACTCATACAAAAATTTTAACCAGTGTAATCTTTACCAGCTGCAGCTGCTTCTTCATCTTCATAATCAGCATCTACTCTGGCAGTGACTACAAAGTCAGTCTGGCGCAATTTTGCCTCTCTCTCAGGTTCAATTCTGATGTCTCTGTAAATTCCATAGGCCAGATTATCAGGGTGACCCAGAAGCAATTTCCCTTCAGGCATGTTTCCAACAGGAATCACTGGAATACCATTGTAGGAAAGACTGTCTGCCCCTGTCATTACAGCATCACCAAGTGCTGTACCCCTGGCTCTCAAGTAATCTCTGTAATCATCTTCAATATCATAGTGCACCCAATATCTCCAGTCTGCCCTGTTTCTGATATACCTTCTTGGAATAGCATTGAATGTCTTATCAAACAGGTCTTTCACATCAGTTTCATCATAGTCACCATCATCTACCTCATGGTCAGCCAGCTTAATCCAGCCATCTATTCTTTTCAGGAAAGCCCCTTCATTTTCCAGGTCACTTGGACTGAGTGAAGTGTCTCCTTGGATGAACAAGTATTCCATATCAAGGGCTGCCCTCTCAGCTATCATAGCAACCAAGGTGTCTTCAAAATCCTCCCTCTCAATATTGTCTTCCAGAGTGTCATCTTTAATACTTACAATACCAACAATCTCCTGTACTTCCAGGCTATTGGTATTGAAGTCTGGCTTTTCACCATGAGATGCTTCAGTCACATCTTCTTCATCTGGATTTTTCATTATCCTCTTACCAAATCCAGTGCGGTCAATGTTCCTTTTAGGTGAGTTCATCGGCAGCCTTCTGGTTGCCTCCAGCATTGGAGTGGTTTCCTCTACCACCCTTATAAAGTTGTCTGCCTGCTCCGCATTCAGCTTACTGTCATTCAAATCAGAAACAGTTATCTGCTTAAGGGCAGCATCAATTCTTTTCATTATAGCCTTAGTAGTAATGTCATTGCCCATTGTTTTGCCTCCTTTTTTCATTTTGGTTATTTCTCAATATTTATACCCCTGAAATCCCTTTTAACCCCTCTGGTGTTTTCCTCTTCAACTTCTTCCTCTTCATCATCAGCATCCTGGCCTTTGATAGCTTTGGAACCAGGGATGATATCCCCCTTGAGGGATGCCACAGCATCTTCCAGCTCTTTGACTGCACCTTTCAGTGCCTCAACCTCTTCATCAACTTCTTCTTCTTCCTCTTCCTCAACTTCTTCTTCCTCCAACTTTTCCTCTACCTTTTCCAGCCTTTCATTGATGTCTTCAAGCCCCTTCAGGCTTGTGGAAATGCCCTCCAAGGTTTCTTCAAGTGATTTCATAGCAGTCTCAAATTCCATTTCTTCTTTTTCCTCTTCACTCATCTCATTGCCACCCCCTTTTCTAGTTACAAATGATTCAGTTGCAGATTGGTCTTCACCCAGCAGATTAATTATTGTGTTTTCAATCTTTTCTGCTTCCTCTAAAACTTCCAGCAATTTTTGCCTATTCTCTTCTGAAAATTCTCTACCCTCCTTCTGAGCAACATCCTGCTTCTCTTGTTTGAGATTCAGTGCCTGCAAAATCTTATCCAGCATGCCCTTATCAACTTTAACAGTTTCCTGTTCTGGTTCTTCCCCCTTCAAAGCAATGTACTTACTTTTGGGCACCTTACCTTTGCTCACCAAGCTCACCATAGGCACAACAAAGCTGTCTCCCAATTCCTCCAGAGTCACCACATTGACATCCTCTAAGCCTAAATTGCCACTTTTAACTGCTGCCACAACATCTTCCTTTGTGCTGATATCTTCACCCCTTACTGCCATGATAGAAAAACCACCAAGCTCACCATTCTCAACAGCTTTCCAATTGTCTTTATCATACACCTTAACAGCCATCATCCATGAGCCTTCTGGTATATCCATGATTGTCCCATCTATTGCCTTGACATTCAGCATTGGCTCTGGTGTTAGCCATGATTCTACTGGCACTGCATCAATGGGTTCAAAATCATGGTTAACATCTATCAGCCTGAATTCTTCCATGTACCTGTGAGCAACATCTTCCACCTTACCTTTGGTGACTACATCATTGTCAATGTTGTCAACTTCTCCAGGTATCAAAACTGGAGCATACACAACCTGCTTCTTTTTGCTCTTCAAAACTATGGGTGCTGTCAGTTCCATTCCATCACCTCCTTAGCCTAAATTGCCTTGGGATTGAGCTCATATTGGATGCCATTATCACCTGGATACTCTTCTGTGTGTTTCACCTCCCCAAATAATATTTCATTTGGAATACCATCTGGAAAAGCAGCACATGTATCCCTACTGGGATGGTGAATATGCTTACACCTGTAACAGATTGAATCATTAAAAATTATACCATCAAATCCATCTGGGGCAAAGTAATCAGCCCTATCTTCATCAGGCATTATATCACCTCTTCCAATCTTATAATCCTGATACCTGTGCTTGGGTCTTTTCTGTGGCCCAAAACCTTGAACTTGCTGCCGACATTCATCAGCACTTCATCTTCACGTGGAAAAAAGGATATATTTGATATATCAGTACCAGTCTTTGATTCTATCTGCAGCAATACACTGGTGCTTGGCCTTCTTCTCTCAACAAAATCCATGGCTGTTGCTTTGCTCTTAGAACAGGATGCAAAAGCATCAAATGTTAGTGTATCAGCCCTTCTCATTTCCTTTATCCTCTCAGGAGACAATTTTTTGCATCCCCTGTAAATTTTGCCCTCATAGTTGGGTGACCTTTTTAGAGCTGACTGCATATTTTTGATGTGGTCAGCTATCCTCTCAT